TGGTATGAATTTTATAGTAATGGCCACATCTACCCGCCTTACGGCCGGCCAAACTGAATACTTTCTCGTGGTGGCTGGCGACAAGCTCGCCGTCATCGGCGAGTAACAGCCATGCGCGAACGTATCGCAACGCTCGTGGCGTTGTTCGCTATTTTGGCGCTCATCGTGGTGATAGCTCGGGCTGACACACCTAGCGGCATGATGGGCGTAGGCACAATGTTGCAGGGTGGCGCGGGCGCGGGGCCAGCCCCCGAGACGTTCTATCTCACCAACGACACCGGGCAGATTTTGACCAACGACGCGGGAACTGACCGCATCACCACGCAGTGAAGGGGTTTTCAAACATGAAAAAGATTTTAGCTCTAGCCTTCGGCCTTGTGCTCGGCGTGCCGTTGGCGTTCGCTGCGGATCAAGCCTTTAAGGATTTCGTGCCCGCACAGCCGGCGGCCGCTGCACAGGGTGGCACCGAAACGCTGCCCGAGGTGCAAAGCGCTGCCACCAAAAAAGTGACGACGGCACAGCTTGCAACCTATGTGCTCGGCACACCGCTGACTTCGTCGGTAGTCATCGGCAAATGGTCAGGCACGTGCAATGCTTCGAGCTTCCTACGCGGTGACGGCGCTTGCGCTGCCGCCGGTACGGGCACGGTGACAAGCGTTGCGCTGACTACTCCGTCATGGTTGAGCGTTGCAGGCTCGCCGGTCACTACTTCCGGCACGCTCGCCGTTACCGCGACCACCGGACAGACAGCAAACAGCTTTCTTGCAACGCCGGATGGTTCAACGGGCGCGGTGTCGTTGCGTACAATCACACTCAACGATATACCGACAATCCCGCTTGCAACTAAGGTGAGCGGCATATTGCCCGTAGCGAACGGCGGAACAAACAACGCCTTTTTCACTGTTGCAGGGCCGGCTACATCGGCCAAAACTTACACATTCCCCAACGCATCCGCCAATATACTGACGGATAACGCGGCCGTCACAACTGCGCAAGGCGGCACAGGGCTGACGAGCGCAACCGATGATGCGGCCCTTGTGGGCAACGGTACATCGTGGGCCGCAACTGCAATTCCTAATTGCGGCAGCTCCACGCAGGCGCTGGCCTATAGCACCAGCACCAACGCATTTAGCTGTCAAACAGTCACGGGCTCGGGCGGTTCGCCGGCTGGATCAAACACGCAAGTACAGTTCAACAATAGCGGCGCGTTCGGTGCGGATGCGGGCTTTACGTATAACAGTGCCAGCGATTTACTCGTGTTGGGTGAGTCGGGCGTAACGCCGCATATTCAAGGTTGGCCCGGCTCTAGCAGTGCAAGTGCCAGCCTCATTATTGAGACGCAGGCAGGGCCGGCGGGGTTTGCGTCCGGCAGTTTGACGCTTCAAACAGGTGCGGGCGGCAGCTCATCGAGTACGGCCGGCGATTTGAATATCACGGCGGGCGCTGGCGGCACGGCCAACGGCAACGGCGGCAACATCGCGGTTACATCCGGGGCGGCTTCAGGCTCGGGTACGGCGGGCACTTTGACGGTGCGAGGTGGCGCAGGTGGCGCTACGTCCACGGGGGCCGCAGTAAGTGTAATTGGTGGCGCGGGCGGCTCAACATCGGGCGCGGCGGGCGCTGTGTCCATGACAGGTGGCACGCCTGTTGATGGCAATGGCGGTGCGGCTTCTCTCACGGGTAGCGCGGGCGTAGGCACCAATCGCAGCGGCGGAAACGCGACGGTTGCGGCCGGTGCGCGCACGGGCTCGGGCACTGAAGGCGTTATCAATTTCAACCTTGCGGGCACTACCGTAGGGCAATTCACCACGTCCACCGCGCCCAAGCTTTTTCTTGGTACAAGCAGCGTTGTAGGCACTCTCTCAGGACCAAACGCAAGCACGCCGCCGGGCTTGACTCTTCGAGGTGGTGACGGTACGGGCGGCACGAGCAACGGCGGCGATATCACCATACAACCCGGCACGTCGGCCAACAATGCGGGATCGTTCAGCGGTAACCTGTTTCTAATTTCAGGCATCACCAACGGCGGCAGCGGTGGCTATCTGTCAATGGCGACAGGTGCAAACACCGAGCGCTTCCGCATTCTCGCCAACGGCGCGTGGTCAGTTGGCAGCACCGGCAGTGCTACGGGCACCTCGGGGCAAGTGCTGACTTCCAACGGTTCAAGCGCGGTGCCTACGTGGCAGACGCCAGCGGCCGCGCCTACCATTTTGAAAGCGGTTGCAACGTCGGACCTATCGCGTGCGAGTACCACCACGCAGACGGCAGACTCAACGCTCGTGTTGTCCGGCGTAGCGGCGGGCACTTACTCATTCACTGGAAACATTCAATTCAACTTTGCGGGCTCGGGCACCAACCCCGGCGCACTGATGGGAATTCTAACGAGCGTTTCGCCAAGCAATACCAGCCGCATCTATGCACAGTGCGGCGGTACAAACGGCTCGGCGGGTGTCGGTAAAGTAGACTCAACAGGCACGAGCGCACAAACCTTTACATTCAACACGGACTTGACGACGCCGGTAGCCTGCATCCTTAGTGGTACGCTCATTATTGCCAGCTCTACCGATGTGAGCCTTACATGGGCGCAGGTGACGAGCAACGCCACGGCCACCGTGCGACAGGCCGGGAGCTGGATACGTATGGAAAAACTCCTATGATCCGCGCAGCTCTTGCCCTCTTGCTCTTGACGTGCGCAGGGATCGCGCAGGCGGCGTGCCCCGTGGGCGTCACGTGTTTGAGTTGGCAGGGTGACGGTCATTACACCGACAACACTACAATTCCCGCAAATTTTGTGGTGGTTTACACGTTGCTCTATGGCGTGAAGGGCGGCCCGTACACCGCGCTTGCCGGCTACAACGGCGGCCCAACGCAGGCAATGAGTACCAATATCAAAACGCCGCCCTATCCCAAAACGTGCTTTGTTGTGACGGCCACGGCTGACACTCCCGACAGTACAGGCAAGCTCTCGAAGCAAACTTCCGTGCCGAGTGGTGAGGCGTGCCAAAAGCCCCCGCCCGGTGCGCCTAGTAACGGCTCGATAGCCGCGCCTTCCAATGGTTCCGTTGTTCACTAAGCTTAGGAGTTTTCCTCATGTCACAGTTTGGCCCTACCTCTCGAATCAAATTCAAACAGCCGCCGGATGCGGATATCGTTGCAAACCGCGTGCGGTTCCACGCGGCCAACACACAGCCGGACCTTGCCACGCCCTACGACGAGGTGCCCGTCACTCCGCCCGATGCGGACGGCTTCACGTACATTGTCGTAGGCTCGCTGCCCAAGGCGGCGAACTTGGACGGCGAATACGACGTTGCAATCACGGCGGTTGACGACGCCGGCCAAGAGGGCGCGTTCCTCGATATAGACGCCGTGGATTTCGATTTCGTCCCGCCGGGTGCTCCGACGGACGGGTCAGTCGTTGCCTAATCTGTTGCAAGCTGGCGGCTCTTTGGGCCGCTATCTTGCGATGGTTTAAGCGGCGCTAGGAGTGAAGCGAGCGCGCACGGACGCGCGCCTTTCCCTATGGTCATCGTCGATTGGCTGAACCCTGATTATCTGCCGGTGTGGCGCGCACGCGCCGAGCGCCTAGCCAAGCTACGCGCCGATCCTGCGATGCTCGCAGCGGTCAAAGTTTACTACCGCGACCACATCGCGGACTTCATCAATGATTGGGGCGTGACGGTTGACCCGCGCGTTACATCCAAAGGGCGGCAGGCGGTCATGCCCCTGTGCATTTGGGGCAAGCAACGCGAATGGATAGATTGGCTCTACCAACGTTGGCTCAAAAGTGATCCGGGCACTACGGTAAAGTCTCGCGATGTTGGTATCTCGTGGCTCGCTATGGCGTTCTCGGCGGGCATGTGCATTTTCCGCAACGATATCTCAATAGGTTTTGGCAGCGAGAAGGAAGACAAGGTAGACCGCTCCGGCGATCCTGACTGTCTTTTCTACAAGGGCCGTTTATTCCTGCAATATCTGCCCGTTGAGTTTCGCGGCGGTTGGAATATCAAACAGTACAGTGCGCACATGCGCCTTACGTTTCCTGACACGGGCTCTTCGATCACGGGTGAAGCCGGCGACAACATCGGGCGCGGCGGCCGTAAATCGCTCTACTTCGTAGACGAATCGGCGCATATCCCAAATCCAAAAGCGATTGATCTATCGTTGTCCGCTAACACCGATTGCCGCCAAGACATGTCTAGCGTGTTCGGCATGAACAACAGTTTTGCCGAGCGTGCCCACAATCCCAACATCCCGCGCTTTGACTTCCATTGGAAGGATGACCCGCGCAAAAATGACGAGTGGGAGCGTAAGAAACGCGCGGAACTAGACCCCGTTGTGTTTGCCGCTGAATACGATTGCAACTTCACCGCATCGGTTGAGGGCGTCGTCATCCCGGCCGTGTGGGTGACCGCCGCCATTGATGCACACCGCAAGTTGGGGCTTGTGCCCTCGGGTGTGAAGCGCGGTACGTTGGACGTTGCAGACGCCGGCCGCGATGCCAACGCCTTTGCGGTGGGGCAATCCTTCCTCGTTGAGAACGTGCAGAGCTGGAAGGGTTCGGTTGATTTGGATATCTACCACAGCGTAGAAAATGCTTTCTTGCTGTGCGATCAATACGGGCTCGATGGATTCGACTATGACGCCGACGGGCTCGGCGCAGGTGTGCGCGGTGATGCGCGCAAGATCAACGAAGAGCGAACCAAAAACGGCGGCAAGATTCTGCAAGTACTGCCCTTCCGTGGCTCGGGTGAAGTCTTCGCGCCTGATGAGATAGTCCCCGGCACCGAGCGCACGGCGCTGGATTTCTTCGAGAACATGAAGGCGCAGAGCTGGTGGTGGTTGCGTTCTCGTTTTCAATACACCTACCGCGTTATCGAACGCTTGAACGCGGGCGAGTCGGCCGAGCTACTACGCCTTGAGGTGGACCCCTCGAAGTTTATTAGTATTGCGGGAGACTTCCCCGAGCGTGCGCGCCTGTGCATCGAACTGTCGCAGCCCGTGTGGGGGCTCTCGAAGCGCGGTAAGGTGATGGTTGATAAGTGCCCGGTAGGCACGAAAACTGAGGTGCGCAACAGCATCGCAAGCCCCAACTTGGCCGACAGCGTCATGATGCTGTACGCTCCGCGTGCCGGAATCATCGTCATCAACCCCGCGTTGCTGGCGGCGACTGCGGCTGCACACCGCATCAACACAGGGGCTTTACGATGAAACGCCTACCGCTCTTCGTGCTCGTCTGGCTCGTCTACGTCGCGCTCACGCTTCCGCTGACCATCCTCGGGGTGCCCCTTGTTGCGCTCTTGGCGCTCTTGCCCAACACTACCGGCCGCCGCGAGTCGCAGCACTACAAAGACAAGCGGGCCGTGCTCGTGTGGAGCAACCGCACCATTAACGAGATTTGGGGCAACGATGAAGACGGAATCGACGGCTTGCCTTGGGTCAGCCTCACGGACCCGCAAAAGACCGTGCAGCCCCGGCAACAGTGGTGGGCGGACAAAACGCGCGGGGCTTCGCAGTGGTGGCGCGTCTTCGTTTGGTCTGCACTCCGCAATTCAACGGCGAATCTGCGCTTTACGTGGCTTGGACTCGTGATAGACCCCACGCGCGTTGCGTTCGTTGCAACCGCGCGCTACTCGCTCACGTGGCAGGGATACAAGGCCGCGCTACGTTGGAAGTGGAGCGCCACGCGCTCACTATGGGTTGGCTGGAAAGTCAAACCCGAAGATAAACAATTCGAGGGCCACACCCTGCCGGCGACGGAGACACGCGCGCCCGGTGTTGGCTTCGCGTTTCAACCCTACGCGGGAGTCTGATTTATGCCGCTCAAAAAGAGTACAAGTAAGGCCGCCTTTGAAAGCAACGTGCGCGCCGAAGTCAACGCCGGGAAGCCGGTCAAACAAGCTGTTGCCATTGCGTACAGCGAAAAGCGGGAAGCTGCGCACGATTGCGCCGCCGGCCTTATGTCTGGCAACTACGTGAGCGGCGAACAGCGCTCAAAGGCGAAGAAATAATGTTGCGCTGGTTACGCGATAAACTCCGCGCATGGCTCGGGGTTGCAGTGGCTACGGCCGCCGTTGACGAGCCGCCCGACGGTTTCAACATCGGCAAGGCTCTACTTATCAAAGCCGGCGAAAACGTGCTGTTGGTGAGCCGCAAGGTTGAGCCCCCTAAGCTCTTGCCGCAAGTGCGCGGTGACTTCCGCTACAGCAAGAGCGATGATCCCGGCGGGCTCGGTGAGCCGGCGCTTGCGTTTGACGACGCAGCGAACGCGCCCATGTGGGCATATCTCAACCAAGCAAATTGCGGTATGGGGTTCCCCGGCTACGGCTATCTTGCCGAGCTGTCACAGCGCAGCGAGTACCGCGCACCCACCGAGACTATTGCTACCGAAGCTACGCGCGAGTGGATAGATATAACGGTCAAAGGCAAAGCGTCCCAAAAGAAGCGCAAGGAACGCGGCGAGAATGTCGAAGGCGAAGACGTAGACCAAGGGTTAGAGGATAAAATACAAGTCATTGAAGACGCCTTGGAAGAGTTCAAGGTGCGTGACCACTTCCGCCGGATCGCGGAGCAAGACGGCTTTTTCGGCCGCTCGCAATTGTTCATCAACATTGACCCCGGCAGCAAAGACCCTAACGAAGTCAACCAACTGCCGTTGGTGGTGGATAGCGCGACAATCAAAAAGGGTTCGCTGCGCGGCTTTAAAGTCATCGAACCCATATGGACTACGCCGTACTCGTACAACACCACGGACCCCACGGCCGGCGATTTCTATAAGCCGCGTGCGTGGTTTGTCATCGGCCGGCGCGTGCATGCGTCGCGCTTGCTGACGTTCATTTCTCGTGAGGTGCCCGACATACTCAAACCGGCCTACAACTTCGGTGGGCTCTCAATGTCGCAGCTCATGGAGCCCTACGTTTTCCAATGGCTGCGCACGCGCAACAGCGTAAGTGATCTAGTCCACAACTTCAGCGTCATGTGCCTAAAAACGGACATGGCCGCCGTGTTGCAAGGTGGCGATGCGGTCACCGCCGGCCTTGGGCTGTTGGATCGCGCCAAGCTCTTTACGCAAACGCGCGATAATCAGGGGCTCACGCTGTTGGACAAAAACCGCGAAGAGCTACAGCAAGTTGCGGTGCCGCTGTCCAACCTCGATAAACTGCAAGCGCAGGCGCAAGAGCACATGGCCGCGCCCTCGCATATTCCGCTGGTGAAGTTGACCGGCATCACGCCGTCGGGGCTCAACGCATCGAGCGAAGGTGAGATTACCGTTTGGTACGATTGGGTGCGCGCCTATCAATTGTTCTTCTACGGGCCGCATTTGAAACATGTAATTGACGTGATACAACTCGATAGGTTCGGCACGATTGATGAAGCAATCGGCTTTGAGTTCCGCCCGCTATCGAGCCCCACAGTCAAAGAGGTTTCCGAGATTCGCAAAGCCAACGCGGAAACGGACGGGCTCTATATCGACAAGGGCGTCATCAGCCCCGAGGAAGCCCGCGAGCGCGTTTCGTCCGATCCAATGAGCGGCTACAACAATCTCTCGGGGCCAGCGCCCGAGCCGCCGGCACAGTTGGATGCGGAACACCAACACGAGCTAGGCCAAGAGGGTGCGGAGTCTGACGCGCAGCGCGCCGAGAAGGCCGCACAGAAGGATCATAAGCGCAACCTTGAAACGCAGGCAGCGGCGGCGAAACTCAAAGCAAAAAGCAACGGTGCAACATGATTACAAAACGACATGAAGACGGGCGTGTAGAGTGCCGCTGTCAATGCGGGCTCACGTTCGTATCCACCGAGGAAGCTATCACCTCGGGCACGGTCAAACATTGCGGGTGTTTGGATAAGCCCGGCGTAGCCCCTGCATTGAAGCTGCCCAAGCCTGCCAAAAAATGAGGCGGCTACGCGCTGCGACTGCAAAGCCGGTGGTGTTGTCGCCGGTTTTCCCTAACGCCGGGGTGCAGGCGTGGTATCAATCTGCGCTCGATTCGCTCATCAACGAGTCAACGGCGGAGTTGATAAAAGACGTAGCGCACGCATGGGCACGCACTCCGCCCGTGTTCCACAATTCGCACATCACCGCGTTCTACGGTGATCGCGCGCCGCGCATCAACGCGGCCGGCGTGGCGTTCTTCTCGGGCGGTAAGCTCTTGCTCATGCACCGCACGGACGGCGAAGGGTGGGCGTTTCCCGGTGGCGGCGTGGAGCCTGACGAGGGTTTTGTAGAGGCTGCGCGGCGTGAGGCGTTCGAGGAAACCTTACACGCCTACAACGGCCCGCTTGAGCCCTACCGCTTGCAGGAATGGCGCGGGGTCAACTTCGCGACGTACTCGGCCGACGTGCCGCAACAATTTGAACCGCAACTCAACATCGAGCATGACGCCTTC